ATTATTTGGAGATGGAACTAGTTTTGGAGATTTAAATGTAGATGATATATCAAAGAAATTATTATCACTTGGATATGAAGCTAGTGGAAATGAATTATTATATAATGGTCTTACAGGTGAGCAAGTAGAATGTTCAGTATTTATGGGTCCAGTATTTTATCAGAGATTAAAACACATGGTTAATGATAAGCAACATAGTCGTTCAATTGGACCAATGGTAAATTTAACACGACAACCAGCAGAAGGACGAAGTAGAGATGGTGGTTTACGTTTTGGTGAGATGGAACGTGATGCTATGATATCGCATGGCGCCGCAAGATTTACAAGAGGTCGTATGTATGATGCTTCTGATAAATATTCAGTATATGTGTGTAAGAAATGTGGTTTAGTTGCTTCATATAATGATAAACTACATATCCACTTGTGTAGAACATGCGATAATCGAACTGATTTCTCCTATGTAGAAATACCTTATGCTTGTAAATTGTTATTCCAAGAACTAACAACAATGAATGTTGTACCAAGAGTTATGACAGATCACTAAATCCATATTCTTACTTATCTAAGAAAAAAATGGATCAATTATTTAGCAAAATATAAATTTATAACAGATTTGTTATATATGTTGTTGAAGCAAATAATATGCCACCCCATAATGTATCAATAATAACAGTTAAAACAGACCAGTTTTTAAAAAGTGCCCAATTAGTTGTCTCATATACACCATAAATAATTAAACCTAATAAAAATGCATCTTGAACACTTCGTTTAGGCTTAATAATAAAATAATTTATTCCAAAAATTAAAAATATATAACATAAAATTATAGCAAGAAAATTAGTAGTAACAGGTGAACCTTGTACTAACTTAATTTGATTAAGAAAGTAATTTTTAATAAGAGATAAATAAATAAAATCTAGAGAAACAAATACAATTGCGCTAATTAGTAATCTAAAATCAAACATTTATAATAAAATACTATATTTTATTTTTATTTAATAGTTATATTTTATTTTGTTATTGTTAGTTTATTCAATTTAGAAATATAAAATATATTTTTTATTCTAGTATAATATAAATGTCTAATAGTGTTGGAACAGGTTTTTCACCATCAGCAACAGGAAAATCAGGTTGGTCTACAGGAGGTCTTGGAGACTTAGTCGGATACATTCCTGGTCTTGGAATAAATATATTAATTGGTGGCAACAAGTCACTTAATCGCCCTTATCTTGGAGGTGGACTTAAAGGTTACATGCCTCAATCTGTTATGGATCATGATAATTCTGATTCATTTGCTAGAACACGTTTCTTACTAAAAGATGCTTGGAATACTAGTAGTCTTTCAGGCAGTTCTAATCCTAAACGTATGATTGGTCCTTTTAGAGCTGTAAATAATGCTGGTGATATTTTATCACGCCAAAATTACTCTTGCGGCGGTACATGTCAAACTTATCAAAGCAGACCTGGTCTTAAAGGTCTTAGAAGTCATTTTGGATCTATTTCTACATCATGTGAGGCTGATGTATTTCACAGTTCAAATCAAGTAAATCCTACTGTTCCTGCATCTGCTTGTAATACAAAATTTGTCTATGATAGTTCAGATTTTATACGATTTAGGAAAAATCAGGCTATTAATAGAAACTACAATGATAGATCATTTGGTGGTGATGATTATTCTACTTCTCAAACTGCATATCGACATATTAGAAGATATTAAATACATTTACTAAAAATAATTTAAAATATTTTATTTTAGAAAAAATAAAATATTTTATTATCATATAAAATGTCTGCTATTCAACCTATTTTTGAAAAATTGGGACAAAATTCATATTCTCTTACATTAAATCAGTTTCGTAATGTTGTTTCAGCTATTGCAACTACTATTACAAGTGAGACAAGCCGAGCTACTGAATCTGAGAATTCTTTAAGAACTGATTTAACTGCTGCTGATTCAACAATACAACGTAATTTAACAAGTTCTATTACATTATTAAGAGATGGTCAAGCTATTGCTCTTGGAGATACATGGACTGCTACAGAAAGTAATAGAAATTGGTATAGTATATCATTATCGTCAACTGGTCAATACCAAACTGCTATAGTTTATGGTGGTCAAATTTATGTATCTAGTAATTATGGTGAAACATGGACTGCTACAGAAAGTGATAGAAATTGGCGTAGTATATCATTATCATCAACTGGTCAATATCAAACTGCTGTAGTTCATTTTGGTCAAATTTATATATCTGATGATTATGGGTTAACATGGACTTCTAAAGAAAATAATAGAAGTTGGTTTTCAGTATCATTATCATCAACTGGTCAATACCAAACCGCTCTGGATCAGGCTAGTAAAATTTATATATCTAGTAATTATGGGTTAACATGGACTGCTAAAGATAGTGATAGACAATGGAATAGTGTGTCTTTATCATCAACTGGTCAGTATCAAACTGCTGTAACAACATATGGTGATAAAATTTATGTATCTAGTAATTATGGTGAAACATGGACTGCTAAAGAAAGTAATAGAAGTTGGCAATCAGTATCGTTATCATCAACTGGTCAATATCAAACTGCTGTAGCTTATAATGGTCAAATTTATATATCTAGTGATTATGGTGCAACATGGACTGCTAAAGAAAGTAATAGAATTTGGTATTCAGTATCATTATCAGCAACTGGACAATCTCAAATTGCTGTGGATAAAGATGGTCAAATTTATGTATCTAGTAATTATGGTGCAACATGGACTGCTACAGAAAGTAATAGAAATTGGTTTTCAGTATCATTATCAGCAAATGGTACATATGCAGCTGCTGTGGTTCGACTTGGTAAAATATATATATCTATTAAAGGAAGCGATTCTTTGTTTATATTAAGAACTGATTTAACTTCTGAGACAAATCGTGCTACTAGTACTGAGACTTCTTTAAGAACTGATTTAACTAGTGAGACAAGCCGTGCTACTAGTACTGAGACTTCTTTAAGAACTGATTTAACTAGTGAGACAAGCCGTGCTACTGCTGCTGAGTCAAGTATACAAAATAATTTAACAAGTTCTATTACATTATTAAGAGATGGTCAAGTTGTCTCTTTTGGTGAAACATGGACTACTAAAACTGTTAATATTTTTAAGGCATTATCATTATCATCAAATGGTCAATATCAAACTGGTGTAGTTTATGGTGGTCAAATTTATATATCTAGTGATTATGGTGCAACATGGACTGCTAAAGAAAGTAATAGAGTTTGGGCATGGGTATCAATATCATCAACTGGTCAATATCAAACAGCTATAGTTAGTAATGGTCAAATTTATATATCTAGTGATTATGGTTTAACATGGACTGCTAAAGAAAGTAGTAGATCTTGGAATGCTGTGTCGATGTCGTCAACTGGTCAATACCAAACTACTGGAGTTTATGGTGGTCAAATTTATGTATCTAGTGATTATGGTAATACATGGACTGCTAAAGAAAGTAGTAGAAATTGGAGTGGCATATCAATATCATCGAACGGCCAATATCAAACTATTGGAGTTTATGGTGGTTATATTTATATATCTAGTGATTATGGTAATACATGGACTGCTAAAAATAGTATTAGATCATGGAATATTGTATCAATATCATCAACTGGTCAATACCAAAGTTCTACAGTTTACAATGGTCAAATTTATATATCTAGTGATTATGGTTTAACATGGAATGCTAAAGATAGTAATAGAGGTTGGCAAGGTGTATCAATATCATCAACTGGTCAATACCAAATTGCTGTGGTTAATAATGGTCAAATTTATATATCTAGTAATTATGGTTTAACATGGACTGCTAAAGAAAGTAATAGAGCTTGGCAATTTATAACATTATCAGGAAATGCTGCGTATGCAGCAGCCATAGTTGGTGCTAGTACTCAAATTTATGTGTCTATCAAAGGTGATACTTTATTTATATTAAGAAGTGATTTAACATCTGAGACAACTCGAGCCACTGTATCTGAGAATTTATTAAGAACTGATTTAACTAGTGAGACAAGCCGTGCTAAGTCAGCAGAAACAGTATTACAAACTAATTTGAATAATGCTATAGCTAGTGAAGTTACTCGTTCTAATTTATATGTAGATAGTGCTATTTCTAATTTAACTGGAATAGCTCCTGATGTATTAAATACATTATCTGAATTATCATCTGCTATAAACAATGATCCTACATTTTCTGTTAATATAACTGCCAGTATTAATAATGAGACAAGTCGTGCTACTGCATCTGAGAATTCTTTAAGAACTGATTTAACTAGTGAGACAAGTCGTGCTACTGCTTTTGAGAATTCTTTAAGAACTGATTTAACTAGTGAGACAAGTCGTGCTACTGCATCTGAGAATTCTTTAAGAAGTGATTTAACTAGTGAGACAAGCCGTGCTACTGCATCTGAGAATTCTTTAAGAACTGATTTAACTAGTGAGACAAGCCGTGCTACTGCTGTTGAGAATTCTTTAAGAACTGATTTAACTAGTGAGACAAGCCGTGCTACTGCTGTTGAGACTTCTTTAAGAACTGATTTAACTAGTGAGACAAGCCGTGCTAAGTCAGCAGAAACAGTAATACAAACTAATTTAAATAATGCGATAGCTAGTGAAGTTACTCGTTCTAATTTATATATAGATAGTGCTATTACTATGTTAGTTAATGGATCTCCTGCATTATTAGATACATTATCGGAATTAGCATCAGCAATTGGAAATGATCAAAATTTTGCAGTCACTATTACTAATAGTATTTCTAATGAAACAAGTCGCGCCACTGCATCTGAGAATTCTTTAAGAAGTGATTTAACTAGTGAGATAAGTCGTGCCACTACAGTTGAGAATAATTTAAGAAGTGAAATCAGTGCAGTTAGTAAAATGGAAGGTCCTACAGGACCAAGAGGAACAGATGGTATAATTGGTGTTAATGGTGCTACAGGTGCTACAGGTATTACAGGTGATACAGGTCCTACAGGTGCTACAGGACCAAGAGGAACAGATGGTATAATTGGTGTCAATGGTGATACAGGTGCTACAGGTGCTACAGGTGCTACAGGTGCTACAGGTGCTACAGGTGCTACAGGACCAAAGGGTACAGATGGTACTCCTGGTGGTCCAACAGGACCAAAAGGTGATACTGGTCTTCAGGGTGATACTGGTCCATCAGGTGGTCCTATTGGACCCACTGGACCCACCGGTGAACGAGGTGAACTTGGATATACTGGTTTACAAGGAATACAAGGTGAAACTGGTCCTACTGGAATACAAGGAATACAAGGTGAAGTTGGTCCTACTGGATTACAAGGAATACAAGGTGAAGTTGGTCCTACTGGAATACAAGGAATACAAGGTGAAGTTGGTCCTACTGGATTACAAGGACAACAAGGACAAGCTGGAATTCAAGGCGAAACAGGTCCTAGAGGTCTTCAAGGAAATAAAGGAGATACCGGCGCTCAAGGTGTACAAGGAACTAGAGGATCTACTGGTGATACTGGTCCTACAGGTATTAAAGGCGATACTGGTCTTCAAGGTGATACCGGTGTTACTGGCCCTACAGGTATTAAAGGCGATACAGGTCTTCAAGGTGATACTGGTCCATCAGGTGGTCCTATAGGGCCAACTGGTGAAACAGGTCCTACTGGACCAGCTGGATTTAATGGACCTGCTGGATTTAATGGTGATACTGGTATGACAGGTGCTACTGGACCAGCTGGTGTAAATGGTATTGATGGTAATGATGGTCCTACTGGTCCTACTGGTCCATCAGGAGGTCCTATTGGTCCTACTGGCTCTACTGGTCCTGCTGGTCCTGCTGGAGGTCCTACTGGTCCTACTGGTGCTACAGGCCAAAATGGTAATGATGGTAATGATGGATCTACAGGTCCTACTGGCCCTACTGGTCCTGCTGGTATATATATTATAAATGCCTTAACTGGAAGTATTGGAGATACTGCTAATCAAGCATCAAATTTCAGTTTTGGTCAAATAATATGGACTAGTGAAGGTCTATATGCTCATAATGGAATAGAATGGGTTCAAATATTATCAAATATTTAAATAATATAATGTATTTAATTAAAATATAAATTGACAATTAAGTATTTAATATTTTTTCATAATCTATATTAAATGACTACTCCATATGGAATTACAACATCAATCGGTTCTCAAGGATATTCAGGATATTTAAATACACCAATAAATGGCCCATTAAGTACAGGTAATTATCCATTTTCAATGGCATATCATAGTTATGGAACTCTTACTGGAAAGAACCCAACACCACAACAATTCTTCCCCTCCCAGGAACCGGTATATTCTGATATGAGTATTAATGCAAGAGCACAATATTTAAGAGCAACCAGTTTAAGTGCAAAAACAAGGGCAGAACAAAATGCTTTAGGCAAATTATCTACTCCTGTTGTATTTACTTCTTGGTCATCTCAAAGACAAATTCCTGTATCTAGTCATGTTAACTATATTGCTCCTATACCATCTTCTATGCTGACTGATATTAGAAAAAGTATAGCAGTTGGAAAATCTGGGTTCAAAGTTGGATTACCTTTAGATGCTCCAACATCTACTAAAAATTACTATCCTAGTGGAACTAGAACAGCTTTACAAAGAGCACGATCTGGTGGATGTTCAGCGCCTAAGAAGAAGGGGTCAATATATAATACTAGTTTACGACCAGCTTTAGGATCTTGGGGTGCTTTACCAAGACAAACATACTAATTCTACTTTTAAGAAAAGTAGAGCAAAAACATATACTACTACTTTTAAGAAAACATACACTACTTTTAAGAAATATAGAAATAAAACATTTTCTAGAAGTATAATATAAAATGCTTAATAAGTATATTGTTGAATTTTTAGGAACATTGTTTCTTGTATTTGTTATATTTGCCACTGGAAATTATTTAGCAATTGGTGCTGCTTTAGCTATTGCGGTACTTCTTGGTGGTGCTATTTCTGGTGGTGCGTTCAATCCCGCAGTTACCATTGCTTTGATGTATGCTGGACGATTAGCTCGATCTGATTTAATCCCTTACATTATTGCCCAGGTTGCCGGAGCTTTAGCCGGTTATGAATTATTTAAGATGTTTCATTAAATTAATATAAAAATTATAGTAATTAATTAAAACACTAAAATATAATTTATATTATTTCTCATATAATAATATAAATGGTTAGACATACATACAAAAAAAGACATACAAAAAGAAGAAGAAATACTAGAAGAACACAAAGAGGTGGTTTCCTTGACGTATTATTTGGACCTTCAAAATCTGATGCACAAAAGGCGGAGGAAAAAGCAGCACAAGACGCATGTGATAAAGAACTAAAGAGAATAAAGGACAAATATTCAGGTGCTGCTACTAGTACTGAAGCTGCTACTGGTGCTGCTAAGGTTGCTCCTTCTAATCCTACTACTGGTGCTGCTGCTAATGCTAATCCTGCTGCTAATGCTAATCCTGCTGCTAATGCTAATCCTGCTGCTCCTACTAAGGGTACTAATTATGTTACTGACTATGCTGATTCTTTAGGAATGGGAGGCGGAAGTCGCAGAAGACGTCGTCGTCATAGACGAAAATAAATTATTTAAATAATTACATAATTTTATAAATTTATATAATTATATTTTTAGTAAATTAGATAAATTAAGATTTATTGAGGAATTAACTTCATTTTTTGTAGTCCTCTAAAAGCAATATAAATAGCTAATATTCCAACTGAAGCAAAATACATTTGACTATCGATATTTGTATTGATAACAGGAGTATAATCTTTTATAGAAGAATCAGTAAATACTGTTGGACTATCTATATCCATATTTTCAAAAGTCTCCTTGCATTTCTTTTTAGTAATAGGATTAATACGATTTTTCCCAGGAAATGTACAACTATCAATAGCCGCAATATCAGCAAGTGTTACATAATTTGTCTCAGTTGACTTATTATTATTTTGATCAATAACCTGCATTGTTAGTTCTTGGCATGGTGGATTTGAACCAGCCGCTAATGCTTTAAAAATTGTTACCGGATTGAAATTATTTAGCTGTTCTAGTGCTCCAGGAATTAAACCTCTAAAATCAGTAAAATTAACGCCAATACCAGCTGAAATAAATGGAATATTTCCACTAGGAACATTATTTATATATAAATATCTATCAACTTCTTGACCACTAACAACATCAGTACATTTTCCACCAGATTTTAAAAAATATTTATTGCCTAAAGGTTTACCAGTTTTAGAAGCCTTGCTATCTCCTGTAACCATAACCTTAACATATTCAGTTAAGCCAACAATATCCTTTCCAACAGTGGATAAATTACCTTTTGTAGACATACCCAGTTCAGCAGGAGTTTTTATATTATTATAATATGCATAATCTTCTCCAAATATAGGAGAATCATCTGTTGTATTTGTAGACATTCTTCTTAAAGTATATAAATATAAATATTTTGTTTATATTTATTATTTAATATTCAAGTATTGTTGATAGTATTATCATTTGATGTATCATCTGAATTACTATTAATTGTATCATAACTTGTGTCTTCAGTATATCCAGCAATACTGCTATTATCTGGTGCCTCACTACTAATCATTGACTGTCCCAATTGATTTATTTGTGTAGATAAATCACTTACTTGTTGCTGTAATTGGTCTACTGTAGTTTGCATTTGGTCAATATCAACATTGTTAGTTGATAATGTTTCTATCTGACTTTTTAAATATTCAATATTACCCGCATTTAATTTTCCTAATATTAATGGGTCTGTTGGATATTCTTCATACATTGTTCCATAGCTCTTATTTTTGTCTTTATCTTTATCCTTATCATTAGGCGCACTTGTAGTCATTCCTTCTATAATTGAACTAGGACAAAATGCTAAAATAATCTGATAAATAAACAAAGATATAAAAAATACAATTAGGAAATATATCAAAAGCATTTTATTAATATATATATACTACTTTTATTTTTCTTTTCTTTTTATATTTTATAATGTCTTCAGCATTTTATCCTCAAGGAATGAATTCATGGAATAATAGATTGCCTCAAGGAGGTTATAAATCATGGAAAGGAAAAGGCGTCTTTAGTAATCCAGTTGGCGTAACTGCTACACATATTCGTCCATTAACTAATAATGATCCTGGTAATGTTTTTCCTACTGGATTTGGCTTAGCAAGACCAATTAAACATTACAGAAAGGGAACAGTTATTCCTGTTCACTATCTAACAAATCCTACAAATGAGATTGAACGTGTTGAGCAATTACAAATTGACTATAATGTAAATAGAGCAGTTAAATCCTCAAATGGCGCATCTCTTGGTGGTGGATCAGGTGGTTCAAGTTTAATAAGTCAAATGATTGATGGTCCTGGACAATTTATTGTTAAGGACAATACACCAGGAACTATTAACGCAGGACTTTTAGACGGAGATATTAATACAAATGATACTAACAAAATAAATAATGAATGTGAAACATGTGAAGGTATTGGTATTGTTTCTAGTTGGTATCCTATTAATAATTTAACAGAAAAGCCTCAGGCTAATGTGACTAATCCACTTCTATGCTGTAATCAGCAAAGAAAAGCAATGCAACGTGTTTTGCCTACTAGCACTATAGTAAAAAAGGATTACTATCAGACCCAATATATGTATTTATATAATCGATGCCAAACATTTGAACAACGACAATTTAATTTTATGCATGGTGAAGTAGACAGAAATATTCTTAATTTAATTAGTGAATATCCATTTATTAGTGCTAAAGTTATTGAATATACAAAACCAGGTAGCCCACTAGCTTTAGTAAATTATTATGTGGCCCAATGTAATCCTAATAGCACTATTAATCAAGGTATTGAGATTGGATTTATAACCGCGGTTGCTAAATCTATAGTAAATTTGGGATATATTACTCAAGCAGAATATGATCTTCTTGTTACTCTAAATCCAGGTTCTATTGAGGAATTTATTAATTTCTTAAAAACTAGATTGGCTTCAGCAGAACAATCAGAAGAGGCGCTTAAATACTTATATGAAATATGTAGTAATCCTTATTATAGTTCTATTTTAGAAGGTCCTAGCAATCCAAAAGGATGCAGTCGTGTATACTATAAACCAAATAATCCTCAATATGCTCAGCAAGGTGGCGTTTCAAGTAGTACACGTATTTTGAAATTAAATGTTGATACAATTAGTACAAATGCTGCTAATATTCGAAGACTTAAAGGTGCTAATGCTCTTCAAAATATTGCTAACGGTCAGGCACCAAATGTTCCGTTTATTTATAAATTTAAAGCTCCTACTTGTAGTGCGTCAACTTATAGTGGTAACCCATTCTTTTTCCAAGGACAGAAACAAAATCATCAAATTTGTTCAAAACAGTCGGCAGATATATCTGAAAATTATGTTAGTGTAAATCAACGTTCAGCTGGTAACTATATTGGGGCAACCTTACCTTAAAATAATAAATAATAAATAATAAAATATATATTAATTATAATTTTTATATTTTTATATACTATTTATAATTTCAATATTAGATATACATAGTTCATTAATTTCATCTATTTCATTTATTAAATTATTAAATAATATAATCTCTTCATTATTATCTACAATATTATCTACAATATTTTCTACAATATTATAGACAACATTATATACAATATTATCAATATTATCAATATTATTTTTACTATTATTATCTTCAATTAATTTAGTATTATTATTATTATCTATTACTACTTTTTGATTATCATCTATTACTACTTGTTGATTATCTATGTATATATTCATTTTCTCAGTAAATTTATTATGAGGTAACTGATTTTTCTCACACCACTGGATACATTTCTGTATATGATTTCGCTTCAATAATTCTATTTTATCATTTCTATTTTTATTCTTCAAAATATTTAAAATTTGATCATATGCTTCTAACTGTTGCTGACCTATTACAGCATTAATCTCCTCTAATTTATTTATAAAATAATATGGAACACTATTTTTTATTAATGAATGAATAATATCAGACTTTAACATTTTATTTTCTATTTTTGGTTTTATATGTATATCTAATTGTTGTAGTAATTTAGAATTAGTCAAAATATCTATATTAAAATTTTTACATATTAAATATCTCTCACCTTTTGTCACCTTACTAATTGATGGTTTTATTATAATAACCTTTTCATAAATTGCCGAAAAAATAAATAAAATATCTACAATTGTTTTATAGAATAGATTATCTATTTTAATAATACATATACCTTTATCTGCTTGATATTTTGATACAATGTATAACACTAGTATCATATTATTAATATATTGATGAGTATTTATATAATCAGTTTCGCTGAATTCAAATAAAAATATATCTATTTTATGATTATATATATTATTATTACTAACAAAAGTATCACATAATTTATTATAATCAAAATCCTCATTTATAACATTATCTGTATTATTTTCACGCAACATTTCAATAAGATAATTAGTAGATGAATTATTTTTTGTAATATGTGCAATATGAAACTGTGTTTTTAACAATAATAATTCAATAATATTACATACTTGAAATATTTCCATTAGTTCAAAAAAAATATTTGAAGATGGCTTTACTTTACTAACAGATAAAAAATAACCTGGCACATTTGTATGTATAAACTCAAATGGATTGACTATTTTATTTATATATTCTAATGTAGTTTCAGTTTCATCAAATTCTATATTTAATAACTGTGAATATATATCATTCAAATGATATATAAGACTATATGATATAAATGGTGATATATTTTCACTTTTTGTTTGTAAACTTATAGTTATATTAAAATTATTTTTTGGTATTATATAATAATTCATTAATTAATATATAATAGTGTAAACTATTTATATCTTTTTTTATATTTTCTTATTTTTCTTCTTGAATATCAAATAATACTAATTTTTTCTTACGAGTTGTAGTTTTATCTTTTATGGGAGCAACAGATGCTGCTACTTCTATATTTGTATCTAATGTTTCTTCCATTAGTGGCATTTTTTTAGTTCGTGGTTTTCTAGCGATTATAGAAGATGACACTATTGACGGTTCTTCTTTTGCTTCAGTTGCCTCTACTAGCACTAATTTGCGTTGGAGAGCCTTTGGTTTTGATCTTTCTCTTGCTTTTTTTTCTAAAACTTCTTGATCACTAATTGCTTGTTTTGCCTTTTCAGTATTTATTTGTTCAAACTCATATTCACTAGGTAAAGCACCTAATATAGTATTTGTTAGTTTCTCAGCATTAATTGTTCTTACTTTCTTAAATACAAAATATCTATTTAAAAATGATATATCTTTCTCGTATTTTCTCATACTTGGTGCATCTTTATAATCAGCTGCTTTCTTTGGATTATTATTTAGTTCATCAATCATCATATTATATAACTCAATAAACATACCTGTTCCTTCTGGTAATCCAAGTGTTTTGGCTTCGTTTCTAGGAACTATAATAAACCCATATTTCTCCATTGCTTCAATAAAGAAATTGTAATTCACAAGATACTCTGAAAATGTCTGATTAATTGATTCTTGATACACAGATATTTTATATCCAAGAGAGCTATCATCATCTCGTAAAGAAGCACTATCATAGTCTTTTGTAATAGACCATATTTTTTTATCATCCACATATATTTCAGCTTGTTCGCCTTGTTGTTTACGTCTTAACATATTAAATATTGTTTTACCATCATAACTAGTACCAATAAAGTAACCATTTAGTTTAGTACATTCGGCAATATTTCTTAAGAAATTATAAAATGTTTTATTATTTTCAAACATATAATGAATAGCAAACTGACATGATGATACATTAAATCCATCAGATACTTTACCATGCTGTCTTGTAACAGCAGGACCTAATTTAGGATCAGGAGCAGTAGATCCAAATATTGACTTAGTAATTGCAATTGCTTTGTCAGTTAATAAAGCTTGACCACTTCTAATATTTTGACTGCTATTACCATTAACAAATAATGCATATGGCATTTGTGAAAACTGCTTTCTATAATTCAAGAAACGAGCACAAGCACCATTTATACGATTTTCAATATTATCTTTTGATATATCTATTCCAAATACAAATGAAAGATCAGAGCTAATCCATTTGGGGAAATCACCACCCTTTCCACAAGCATAGTCTATTAATGTATTTCCCTTTTTAGAAACACTAGTAATTAATAATTTCTTCACAAATAAATTATGAAAATCTCTTAATCCAGAAGTTAAATTATCCGATGTTATACGATTATAATATACGTCTTCTGAGACCATTTCGGATGGTATATTTCTACCAGTCGCAATCATTTCTTCTGTAACTGGATAATGAATAGAATACCAATTATTATTAGCAGTTGTATAATCATTGCCAAAACTATTTAATCCTTGTCTGAACTCGGCAGTTTTATCATAACGAACACGCAATGGTACCCATTTCCATAATCCAGACTTTGTTAAATCATACTTAAACTCTACAATAGTATTATCCTCAAATACTTGGCGCTCTTCTGTAAACATTTGTGGTGTTCCGTTGCTATCTAGTTCTAACATAATATTACAAAGACCGGCTTGGACATCATATGGCTCTGATGGGAAGAATTGAACAGGCTTATATCCTTCCTCCCCACTATCTTCAACTGTTGGTAATTTGTCATCTAAAACATCTTGGCAAGGATTAATATAACCATGTTGTTTCTCATCAAAACCAACGCGTAAAATTAGTGTCTTATATTGATTGAACTGTGTTGCTTCACTAAATGATAACCCTTTCTCAAATATTGGGGTTACTATATCAGATCCATCAGTTCCCTTCTTTGTAGTAATTAAGAAATCAATAGTATTAAAGTCAGCTGGTTTCCATTTAAATGAGTAATCCCATCTTGATTTTCTTAATGGTCCTTCTTCTAAAAATGTACTGCTACCAACTCCTAGAAGTGTTGGAGTAAATATTAGACCATCAGTATTATATTCATATAATCCATTTCTTATTCTTTGTAAAATGTAATTACATGCTTCAAATATATTGTAATCATCACCTTTTCTTTCAGATGCTTTTGCTTCAACATCTTCTCCAGCTTTTGCGTCAACCTCTTCTCTAGTAAATCGTGGATAAAAGTGTTTAACAATAATAGTAATAGGACTTTTATTTTCTTTTTTCATTGCCTCTAAAATTTTCTCAACACCCTTCTTAGCTTCAGGTGCTTTTCCAATAATAGATATAGGATTTAAATTTCTTACAACATCTTTTAATATAGGTAATCGGCAACCATCTACAAAATATTTGGGATCCTTTATTTTTACTTCTACAAAAGGTCTGTTTCTAATATTCATTTTATTTATAAAATATATATCAAAAGCAGCAAATGTATTAATAAACTGTCCATTTTTATCATGAAGAATTAATTCGCCATCAATTAAGGTGTCAAAGCATCGTTCATTTTCTGTTCTAGCTCCAGTAAATATTACTGACATATTAGTATTAATTAAATAAATTTTACCAATACCATTAATATACATTAAATGACGGTCACCATCAGCTTTATCAGTAACAACATAAGAGTATGGCTCTGTAATATTTGGCACATTAATATTTGGATTAATTGGTGCAATATTTTTAATTTGTAATGTAAGTGAAGATGGACCTACAAAATCACTAGGATATATTTTCTCCTTTGGAAAATACTCCAAATTCTTAGCCTTAAATTCTAGTTCATGAAGAAGTCGCATATAGTCATCTAATGTCTTCTTTTGTTCAACATATGAGACTGGATAATTTGTTCTTTGAAGACCACATAATACTAGTTTTGTTACCTTTTCAATCCCTCTTGTTAGTTCCTCTGGATTTCTATACAGTAATTTTGCATCATTATTCTTTACTTCTATTTCTATTTCATAGGTTTCACTATTTTGAAATACATTTGAATCCTGAACATTGTATGTTTTAGCTAATCTACCTCTTTGGTCTCTAGTTGATGAACGAACAATACTTAAATCAACTTTAAATGGATATTCATGATGTTCAAATGTAACACGATTTATATAACGATAAACTTTTCTAGACTTATTCCAATTAGAAATTAGTTCTAAACTAATATTGCTTGTTTTACTAAGTCGTTCTTCTTTCTTATAAGTCACTCTGAAATTAAAATCATCAAAGTTAGCACTACTAATAAAACTATTAGGACTATTACTTACATCAGATTTTCTGATAATTGATACTTCTTCAGATGTCTTAGTATTTAAAAGGTGTTCAATATTATTTGATCTACAAAACTCTTGGATATTTGTTAGTCCATTAATTTCAACACGAAATGTATCTATGTCAGGAGATGATTTAAAAGCACCAGTTCTAGTATCAATAAATTCAGGCTGAATTTTTAAGCAATAATAGCCATCTGTTTGAACTGATGTAAACCCAATATCTCTTAGCTTCTTAATAACATTATCATAGTCTTGTTTTGTTAGTCTTCGAATACCACGTGTGCCAAATTTAACCTCCATTTCATAATTAACATATTTTGATGATTTTGATTCTAATAGTTCTTTTGAAATATATAGCAGTTGTTGTCTAGGGTTAACATCTTTAATTTGTTCTTGACTTTTACTTTTACTTCTACTAATATTTTCATTACCATTATCTTCATTTATTTCTTGTTTTAATATATCTCCTAATTTATCAATATCATACTCCGAATTATTAGATAATAGTTTTTTAAGAATTTCCTTTTGAACTTCAATGGGCTTTTTAATAAACTCCTGTCTGTATAATTCTTTTAGTTCATCTACTTGTTGAACTTCTGATAATTTAAGTAATGCTATTTTTTCTTTCTTTGACATATTGCTAAAAACATTATTTAGTAATGGTGAAAATCGTGGTCTAACTTTTACTGTTCCATCAGGCATTGTTTCTCTTATTAAATTTTCTGGTGTTTGTTCCAGATTTTGACTTTTTTCCATTATAATAGATTTTGACATTATATATATAATGTATACTTATTTTTATATTATTTATTCAATTTTTCTAAAAATTTTGTACAATAAGTTCATACATATCTTTCTTTGTTAATTTCTTTTTCTTACCAGAATTGGATACAATACTAGATTTTGCATCAATATTTATATTTAATTGCTCACATATTTCATGTAATTCATCAACTGTATAAGAAGAGATTGATTTTAACGCATTATCAAACCCAGAAACATTATAATATGTATCTCTATAATTGGCAATCATATCTTGTGTAATATTTAACTCAATATGGTGCTCAAAAGTTGTGCTATTTCTATGAATAACATGTATTATGTCACTATCATTATTAATACTTTGGTATATTTTTCGGCCTTCAACTAACAAAATATTCATTTTATTAATAATACAAAGAGCAAAAAATGTCTTAATTGATATTCTTTCCTTGTTTGCTAAGTCATCTTCTAAATCAGATAATGGCTTAATTTTATGGATTTTAAGACAATCTTTATTTTCTTTTATTCTTAATAAATCAATATTGGCAAATTTTTCGTTTTTCTCAATAATAAAATGTTGTGACCCAATATCCATTTCATATTTTGCATATCCATATTTAAGAATAAAAAAACACCAAAATAATGAATCCTTTTTTAATGGTTTGTAAATTTTATCCTTATTTATATCTTTGTTTATGTCATTATTTACAGCTTTATTTTTGCTTATTTTGGATTGAATATTAATTGTTGTCTCCATATCATTTTTCTTGACATATTTTTTAGTGTCAGTTGATAACACGTATATATTCTTATTATAACGTGTTAAATTAGCACTAGTAAACATATAATCTTGTAGTTCTTCTACAACGTTATATACATTACTTGTTTTATATTTATTATTTGTTATTACTAAACTCTGTGACATATTTATTATTTATAGTATTACTTGTATTATCTTTAATATCTTTTAAAAAATAACTATTCTTATAGTCTTGCTTTTGTTTCTCAATATTATTTAGTTCTGTTTCCTGAACTTGTACATAATTAATATATGCGACCAACTCATCAAATATATTGTTACTTAAGTCGCTTAAATTAATATGAATGCCATATTTATTTTCATTTATTGTGACATCTTTATATTTTGTTAAAATACGCAATATTTCTACTTGATTAAACTTAGACATATTTTCAATGCTTTCGCGAATGCTATTAAGTTGTGACAAACTATAATTGTTTGTGTTATTGTTAGTAGACTGGCTTAATGGTTCTGATATTTCCATAATATTATATTCTAAATAATCATAATAACTTCTTTTTAATATATATTTATTGTGAATTACATTATACTATTCAAAAAATAATTATTATTTAATTATTATTTTTGTTATTTACTCTTCATCAAATTGCAATCTTGGTTTCTTTATAAATTTATCATCTTTTGGAGGCACTGGCTCCGCAATGATTGAAACATATTTGTCATTTAATTCAAAACGTTGCGCAATAACACGAGCAACAAACTTGTCGTTTTCTTCAATAGAATTAAAATAGTCATTTGAATAATAATGATCTCTTGCTATAAATAATACAAATGGCGATGGAGTTTCTTCTGAACTTTCCGCTCGGATACCGGCCTTTGTAATATTTTTGGCAATACAATTTAATAGCATACCAGCAACTGGATAACAAACACTACATTCAAATACTACATCAAATAATACATTTTCACCTTTTAATAAACCACTAGAGTATGTAATTACTCTTGTTGAACCAGCCTTAACAAATCCTTCAACAATACATTTGCTTTCTACCATTGAACTAATTACTCTCTCAATTGTCTGATGAATATTCTTACCAACTGCACTAATTGGCAACATTATTGTTTTTGTTATTTGTGATACCCCGTAGACATTTTTTGCCTCCTTTTGTCTATATTTAAATTTCTTGATAGTATTTGCGGTTTCCATTTTATATATTTAATATGTATAATATCTTTTAATTATTTTTCAATTTTATTATTAATAATATATTTAGAAAATATATTATTATAAATTATTTGCTAAAAATATTTTATATTATTTTATTTTATTATAATATAGTTTAATGTCTGTTTTTTTAACAACTGAAAATAATGAATTATTAATTAATTATAAATATATTAGTCCTACTGGTTCAGTTATATGTTACGCAGGACAAACTATTCCAGATGGTTGGTTATCTTGTGATGGAAGTGAAGTATTAAAAAGTACTTATTCAGATTTATATAGCATTATAGGAAATAATTATGGTGTTGCGTCTAATTCAAATTATTTTGTTTTACCTAATTTAAAAGAAAGAGTTCCTGTAGGTAATTCAAATGTTACTAATTTTAATTTGGGAAATACTGGTGGTACAAAGACTGTTACTTTAAGTGTGAACCAATTACCATCTCATGATCATAGTGGTACAACTGATGCGTCTGGTACACATAACCACACAGCTTCTGATAGTGGTCATACACATAGTTATGCTGATGCTTATTTTGCTGAAAACACAGGGCAAGCAGGAAATAGCAATTATGGAACAAGTGCTGGAACTGATAATGATAATAATTTTATTTATCGTTCAGGAGCAGTAACTAATACGGGATATGCAAACATTACTGTAAACAATAATGGTAGTCATACACATACATTTACAACTGGTACAACAGGTTCCGGTAGTGCAATTAATGTATTAAACCCATATATAGTTTTAAATTACATAATTAAATATTAAATATTGAATAATAAATATTGAATAATAAATATACAAAAATATAAAAAATTTTGTATATTTAAATAACTAATATAATTACTTTTTTAATGGTTTTTCTCGTTTTTCAAATTCATTAAATACAGCGGTCTCAGTATTTACAAACCATGTTTTACCATCTAATTTCTCATAGTCGTAATATCTCATTGTTAGTTCAATACGAATACATAATTCAAACACACTTTCTTTTGAATCATTAGAAAAACGGGGCTTCTCAACTTTATAACTTTCTAACTCATTTAATATGTAAATAATACCCTTTTCTTTTTGATGCTTCTTTTCACGTCCAGCTTGAGTACAACGAAACCCAGTTGAACGTTTGTTAGTTGTATCCTTTATTTTAAATACCATATCTTGTTGTGTTTTTTCAAATCCAATAAATCCAACATTATTATTTAGTTGATCATTAGATATATCATATGTCTCAATAATTACACGTTCTAAGTCTCTTCTGTCTTCAGCTTCTCCAGATATCCATTTATTGTCTTTTAATATAAAAATATTAAGATTACCATTATCTTTTTCACTTTCCGCAGCTATTTCTTTATATTGTTTTGAAGGACCATCAAAAATTATCATTCCTGTAATTTTTTTATTTCTTGACATTATTATTTTAGTCTGCAAATATTTTCTTATATTTCTTATAAACCATTGATAGTTTTTATCAAGAGCATATTCTCCTTCATTTTCTAAATTATTATTTTCAAGCAACATATTCATTAAATCTATTCTTTCTTGCATTGTTAATGTATCAACAATATGTTCTAATACAAAATTTAATAGTAAATCTTTTCGCTTTTCGGGTGTATTTTTATTAATAATTAGATCTGTTTCATTTGTTGCCATTTTTCTTATCAAGACACCACAATGCTGATACCAGTCATCTGAACCTTTAACTACACTATATGTTCCTTTTGCTGTAGTATATTTTTTGAACATATTTCCTAAAATTATTTTTCCTGTGTCAATATTAGTATTTATTAGTCCTGTCTTTATTTCAAATTTAATTTTATCATGTTTATAATCTAATGGTTTTGATCTATCAAATACTGAAATATGAGAATAATTTAATTCACTTGGCTGAAATAAATAGTAGTCACCAATATTTACTAGATGACCACTACGACCATATTTATCTGTAATAAATTCTGACTCATCATTTATTAAGAGTGATAGTGATGCGTCTATTTGACCTGTTGGATAATTTCGTTGTTGCTTAATTAAAGCCAATAATGTCTTCTTTGTATAAAAAAAACGTCCATCAATTTTATCACTAAACAAATTTTTTATTTTTTGTATTATCTTATCTGAATTAATAAGCATAAACTTCTCATTATATGTATTTAAGTTGAATTTCGAATCTTTTACTTTCATATTTTCTGGTATTGGGTTACCATTTTCATCTTTATCAAGATTTGGAATACATTGATATTGACATTCACTACTATAATCACATGTTGCTGAGTTAGGTAAATCACCTACTTCAAAATTTGTTAGTAATTCATGATTTGACAATAGTTGTGTTACATTCTTGTTCTTTTCTTCCATATTTTTTGCAGTTAATTGTGATTGTTCGCGATTTATTAAACAATCAACAGATACCTGTTTTAGTAAACGAGTTACTTTACCTATCTTAACTGCCTTGATTTCTGAAATACGGTAAACATATAAATCAGCTGCTTCTTCCTCTTTATTTGTTAATTGTGTGCCATATAAAAATATTTGGACATTACGCTTGTCAAATGGCAAGTCTTTGTGTGAAAAATTACGCACAGCTCTACCAATAATTTGTTCTAAACGATTTACATTATACCAAGGATCTAGTATATGTACTTGACGAATTGCCTTAAAATCTAAACCTTCTGATCCCGCTTGCGAAATTAATACTACTTTTATTTTGTCTCCATTAATATTATTATCATTTGTTATTGCTTTCACATCAGCATCGTTATTTGGCGATAATCGTGGATCACCTGTTATCATAATGTATTTAGCTGTTTTTAATTTGCTATCTTTTAATAAATCATTCTTAGGTTGGGTCTTAAAAAGTGATTTACCATTGTATCGAGTTAGACCCATTTCTTCTAATGCAAGTGCCATTGGAATAAGACCAGCATCAATATATGATGAATATATCAATATAATACCATCTGATATACGTGGTGGCTCATTTGGGTCAGTATTGCCTGTTGTACCATAAATATAATTACATATATTTGCTATTTTTGCACTATATTTGCCAATTTCTTCAGGTGCAAAAATATGTGTTTTTCCTGGTTTATATTCAAATGAACCTTTTACTGATGGTGTTTTGCTATCTTCATAATTCATAATACTCTTAAGACCTTCCGTACCAGTTAAAATCTTAGGATTTATTGTATTTTGTTCTGGTCTTTGATTTTGTTCTGGTCTTTGTTCATCTAGTGCTTTGGCTAATGGATCTTCTACAACTGCTTCTGATAAAGGAACTACTTTTTTAGGTCGACCTCTACCTCTAGCAATATTATTATTTGGATCAAAACCTCCAATCATTTCTTCATTTATATCAGCATTTTTTAATGTTTCTTCTCTTGACATTGTGTTGCCTTCAACAATATGCATACCTTCATCAATAAGATCAATATTTTTGTTACTATTTTTTCTTGTTTTGGTTGCGGCTGGTCTCTCTATAACTTCTTTTATTACAGGTTTTGCTCTAATTTTTCTAGTCTTTTTTGCCTCAATACTTGCAATAGGCACTATAGGACCTTGTGGTTGGGGAACTATATCTGCCTCTGTTTCTACATTTTTCTCATTTGTTAGTAGTGGTCCTGATACCATTGAACTTTCTATTTCTTCTATTACATCACCTACATCAGTCTTAATTGGCGACATATCATCATCTAATATTTCTTCCTCTTCAGCTAATCTATTACCATATTCTATAGGTTCTATATCTACTAAATCATCATTTGGATAAATTATATTTAGGGCTTGTATAGGCAACATTAGGTCTGTATATCCAAATGCTTTGAGCTCCTTAAATCCCTTTTGAACACGCTGCTGTCCCGTTTTTGTAGTTATAACTTTTGCTTCTCTTGATAATAAATTATTCATTATATATCGATAACCCATTTGTTGAACACTTCCAATTGGAACTATAAATAATTTTAATTTGTCTATCTTTTTATCTTCTTTAATAGGATTACCATTAAGATTATATATTGGATAATCTTTTTTGCTTTGTATATAATTTTTTGGCGCAAATTTATCTGGATATACACGAAATGGAAATGTATATGGGTTTTCACCTCTAACATAAGATACATAACCATTTGCCTTACGAATAAGTAATTTAGTTCCTTCGGGTGTTAGTTCACCAGTATTAGTATCAAAAATATCTGAAATACCAATAATTCCTCGTCTATCATTCATATTCATTAAATTTAATAGCCACACAATCTCCTTATAACTATTAAACATTGGTGTAGCAGATAATAGTAATAGTCTTATATTATTAACAATGCTTACTAAATACATCAAATTTTTTGCCACATTTTTATTCTCATTATCATCTGAAATACGAATATTATGAACTTCATCAATAACTATTAGTCTATCACTATATTCATTTTCAAGATTTCTTCGTTTTACATCTTCAGATGGATTAGTACCTTGACTTCGAACAATATCATTTGAAAACTGTGTATAACCAACAAAATAATATGACGAGTTTATAATATTTTTAACAAGCTGTATTACCTTATCTCTTGTTAGACCCTTCATTCCTGTTGGATTTATTTCTTTTAATAATTTGTTTCCTAAACATCCTTTAGTTGTCCACATTCCATCAACTTCTTTTAATTTACGCTCATCAAATAGCTGTAATTTAAAATTATCTTGAACATTTGGACTGGCTACAATAATGATGCGTTTAGAAATACCCATTTGCTTTAAATAATCACGCATTTCTTCACATACACCAATAGCACTACATGTCTTTCCTGAACCTAGACCATGAAATAATAATAAACTATTATACGGGGTCTGGAATGACATAAAATTTCTAACAAATGCTTGTTGAGGAAGCAATTCATATTCTGCGTTGCTTAACTCCTCTGCTCGTGTCTTTACATTATCAATTGTTCCATCATATTTAGAATTACTAAATTCCTTCTTATTTGCAATTTTAATATTAAAATTAGGGTCATTTAAGTCTGGATATAAATAGGAATTAGTATTTGGATTTAACTTGGCTTCTTCCATATTTTCTTCTTCCATCTTTAATAGTTTCTTGTTTTTACTACAATTGGGATCATATGGACTACCACAAGTATCTTTTATTTCCTTGTTTTCCATTACTTACTATATATTATTAATATAATCTATATTCTTGTAATACGTTATTAATATTTAGAATTAGTTGTTTTTTCTCTAAATTATATGGACGTATTGCCTCCAAACATTCTTCTAGTGTCTTCCAATCTAATTTACTAACCTCTGTTGCTTGATAATTCTCTAATATATCTTCATTTTCTTCCATAAATGCTAAAAAATATTTGTGTTTATATGATTTGTGATTTGAACCAATAAATATCTCTTCAAGTGGCATCATATTTTCTATTATTTTTATTTTATCTTTTGAATAACCGGTTTCTTCTTCAAATTCTCTTAAAGCACAATCTAAATCTTTTTCTAAAAAATTACGACGCCCTTTAGGAAATTCCCATTCTGTTTCCTTCCATTGTGTAGTACTTGATGCTATCAGTGTATTAATTGAAACTAATTCATCATTTACTTGTATTCCAGTTTTTAGCATATCAAATTTTTTTTGTGATGATAATTCTTCACTCTTAAATTGGTTTCCAATATTAGTTGTTCCCCACATTTTGGCCCATAATGTTTCAAATGTATTTAGCATTATATTTTCCTTTTCTACAATAGACATTTCATTAAATATACTTCTTAAATGCTCTACATTATGTGGTATATATTTACCACGTATAAAATCAATATATCCAAAACTATCTTTACGACGTATCATTAGAAATTGTAGCCCTTTTAGTGTTGTTCGAAACAATATTATACCATAACTTGTTATTGGTAATTTACATTGATGAAATAAGTGGCCTAATTTGCCACAATTATTACATACATTATTTTTATTCATATTCATAATATTTAGAACGACTATATGTTAATATATAGTTGTTTTTATGTTGTTTTAATTTAGATGCCTAATTCAACAAAGACAACAGATACAACAACTACAATATCTGGATTAGATCCAACTATTTGGGGGCCACATTTTTGGTTTTTTTTACATACAATTGCGATGACATATCCTATAAGACCTAATGATATAACACGAAAAAAATATTATGAATTTATTATGAATTTGCCTATATTTATTCCGGTTGAGGCAATGGGTAGCGATTTTAGCAAATTATTAGATGAATATCCAGTTACAGCATATTTAGATTCACGTGATGCATTTATTCGTTGGATCCATTTTATTCATAATAAAATTAATGAAAAATTAGAGAAACCAAAAATTTCATTAAATGATTTTTACATTAAATATTATGAAGAATACAAACCGAAGGATATTAAGATGAAAGATTATTATCGATGGCGTGAGAAGATTATTTATACATTAGTTTTATTGGGAGCATCAGGTTTAATAGTGTATTTGTACAATAAATAATATATTTGTATATATTAGTAAATATACAAATATGTCTAATACCTATGAAGTAACTTTAACAAAAAAAAATGATTTGGATTATGGAATTAAATTTTATACACTGAATAAATCACCTGGTCCTGGTATTTTTATTCAATCCAACAATTCAGGAATATCAAATATAAATATTGGCGACAAAGTTGTAGCAGTTAAAATAGATAATGCGAAAGAAGGACTAAATAAAGGTTGGCAACCAGTAAATACTGGAAATAGTGATAATGATTTTACAATACTAACAGTTGCTATTAATAATGCAAGTATTTCTAATAGTCCTATGTCATTTAGATTAGAAAGAATTCCAGGTAGCAGTTCAAGCTTAAGTTCAACTATAAAAACTAGTGTACCTACAGATAAAAATATATACACTGTAACTTTGAAAAGAAAGAATGATGGTGAATTTGGTATTGTTGCTATGCAAAAAGATAATAAATTAACTGTTATATCTGTATCTACACCGATTATTACTAAAGGTAATAAAATAGAAGTTGATGATGAAATAATCAGTCTAGATGGTAAGAATGTTGAAACTTCTACTCCAGAACAATTTAATAATTTACTATATAACAATTCTAGTAAAGAATATGCCACTCTTGTATTAAGACATCCTGTAGCATCTGGATCTATAGCATCTGGATCTATAGTAGATAAAAATATATATACAGCAATTTTATTACCAAAAGAAACAATTCATAATTATGTTTTAGGAATTACTCCTGGGGAAGTAAATAATAAATTAATTGTAGAATCACTTGATAACGTAAATTATAGTCCTGGTAGTAGTAAAATAAATATTGGAGATCAAATACTAAAAGTTAATAATGAAGATCTTACAACACTAGATATTAAAGAACAAAGACGAATTTTTTTTAATGAGATTTCTAAAAAACCTGACAAGCTAAATCTTGAACTATTACGTTTAAATGCTAAACCTACTTCTTCTGAAAGTATTGAAACTGATGTTCCTTCTGAAAAATCTGCTAGTGCTAGTAGTTCTACATCTATTCCTAGTACATCTACGGCTAGTTCTATTCCTAGTGCTACTTCAAAAATTACACCTTTAAGTTTAACATCAAGCTCTAGTATTGTAGGTCAAAGACAATCTGATAGTGATGATGAAAGTGAAAGTGAAGTTAGTAGTCCAATTACAACAAAGACTGGAACCAAATTAACAGAAACAATTGTACCTTTACCTCCAAATTTAAGTCCCAGTGTTAGTTCTAGTCCTAGTGTTGGAGCAAAATATCTAACAAATGATAATACACTTGTTAACAATAGAAATGTCGGTACTATACTTTTGAATAATGGAACAACATACTATGGTCCTATGGATGCAACAGTTGATACTAGTAATCCACCATATGAATTATTACATATTTCTAGTTTATATGGCAAAATTCGTGATACAAAGGGTATTGATTTAAAACCCGACTGGAGTGATATATTATATGATCCATCAAATCCAACAAATATTCCTAAGTCCGACTGGGAATGGACAAATAACTATCTAATTAAACAACAATATGTTGTAGATGATACATCTATAACTTTAAATGATGAAATTTCTATAGTAATTTTTATGAATGATTATATTTATAATGGTCCATTAGGAATGATTAGTATTGATAAAACCGTGCCTCATTATGAAATTACATTGCTACATGTGTCTTCTAAATATGGTCAAATTGCTGACATGAATGGAGATGTTATAATTAAACCAACAGATGTACCATTATTATCTGGTTTAGCACCCCCATCTAGTAATGTTGGTACAGGACCTAAATGGTCAGATGTATTATTTGATAATAATAATATTACAACAGCAACAGAAAGTATTAAAAAATTAACTGGAATATGGGAATGGACTGAGTATTTTAATAATTATTTTAGTGTTCCTGGACTTGTGATGCCTGATCCAAATACACAATTTTCAGAATTAATGGAAACAGAATTGACTAAACGTGTTGATATGGATAATATTGTATTTAAAACAGATAATTTAGAAATGATGAAACCAATATTAGAACACGAAATAATTGTGGTTGGGCAAGCAATTATACTAACACTAAAATATATTTATGAAAATAATATTAGTGCTTATACAATTAGTGATCCTAGTAAACAAAAATGTAATATAAATTTAGATCCAGGTTCCAAATCAGGAACAGAAACAGAAACAGGAACAAATATAGAATCAGGAACAGGATCAGGAATAGTACAAGAAGTTTCTACAGCTCCTTCATATGATAGTGCTTATAGTCTATATCAACAAGGTAAATTATCAGATTGTTTGGATGAAATTAATAAAATAACTGAAGTTATGCCACGTACTCCTCTATTTAATAAAATATATTTATTAAAGATATTATGTCAATTAGAACAAAAACCAGTAATAACACAATCTGATGGTAATGCAATTTTAGATGCGGTAGCATCTGGTGATTTTGATTTATCTGATAATGAAACTCTACAATTATTGTCTAATGTTTATTACTATTTATATTCTGGAATAATGAATAATGAATTAGCTGAAGAAGCAAATGATAATTCTTATAAAAATGAAAAAACTATGAATAATTTAAAAACACTCCAACTAAATACTTTTTCAAATATTTTTACAAAAATAGGATTAGATACTTTAGCAGATAAGTATGAGACAGCATATATTGGAAAACTAACTGTACAAGATAAAGAAAATTATGACAAGCAAATAAATGACACATTGGATGCTGCTAAAGCAGCCGAGCAAAACTCTCAATGGACTATAGCAAATATTTTATTCAATCGCGCACATCGATATGCTGTAGTATATTTTGGTATGAAAAATCAACTTACTAAATCAATTGATGAACAAAAAAGTGACTATGAAAAACGACAAGCTGTTGCTACTGATGATTTAACAAAGACAATTGCGTCACTATATAAACAGCTGTCTATGGATAAGCCACAATCTGCCTTTACAACATTTTATGCTCGTAATCAAAATACAATTAATCCAAATACATTGACAAATGAATCAAAAACGGCAATTAAGGCTATTTTGGCCTCTGTAAGCCAAGATGAAAAAGGTTTGGATTTTTTTAAAAATATGAAAAATGATATTAAAATAGAACAAACAAATATTTATGATTTATTATTAATTTTGATTAAGAATATAATTTTGCTACTTAACTTGTATTTAATTGTAGAAGGTAAAATATATCGGGAACAGCCAGGCTCAAATTCTGGAAACAATATAGTAAATTATTTTCAGGATTTGAATTTATATTATGGATTTAAACAGTCATATGAAAAAATAATAGACGCAATGACTTCTGCTAGATCTAGTGGAAATATTGAGCAAAATCCAGATGCAATTATACAAAATAATTCACAATTTACAAATATGTTGCTTCTTGGTCTTGCATCAACTTTAGGACTAAGTGGTATTACAATTGGTGCCGCAATTGGTGGTAGAAAGAAATATAGTCGTAAGAGATCTAATAAGAAAAAGATGGTAACAAAACGACGTTATAATAGCAAGAAAAGAAATAGAAACTATAAAATATCTAGAAAATATAGAAAAAAAAATAGTAAATATACACGATAAATTACGATAAATTATTAATTATAGTTTATTATTTTATAAAATATATTATATGTTTACTAACAAATAATATATTTGTATATATTAGTCAAATAAATAAGTAATGGAGATAACTAAAGATCAAATAACACAAGCAACAGTAGAACAAAATAAACAAATAGATAGTCTTAGTGAACCTCAGCGTACTAATTATAATCAGTTAATTGAAACTTATAATGGTGGTTATACACAATTAGCTGATGGTATACCAATTTGTGACATGTATAAAAGTTTTATTAATGAATTTACAACTATTGAACCAAAGACAGAAGTAGAAAAACTAGCTTCAGAAAAAGTGCCAGTAGTAACAGATGATTTATTTATCAAAACTGTAAATAATTATGAGTATCATGAGGATGTATTTCCATATAGTAATTATGGAAAAGACTTAAAATGGATATTTAAGAGACTTTTAGCTTGTTACTATAAGAAAAATGAAGATACTAATACTTGGTCTATTGATTGGTTTGACTTTAAAGAACAAATAGGAAAAGATGTTCATAGAAATGAAGGTATTATATTTAATAATGATAATCAGACATTAGCTATATGGAACCCAAGAGTTAATAAAGAACCAAGAGATGAAGACTTATTAGTAAATGATTATTATAAATATATTTGTTTTGAAATTATTAATAAAAATATACAAACAACACAATTTAATCAATTAGATTTGATTAATATATGTAATACAATTGTAGCACAAACATTTAAAGCTACATGGTTTGCTGATTTTTCCAAACCAGCTTCTGGATTTGGATTAACTGATGGACCATATAGACCTGATAGACCTGATAGATATAATTTATTTTGTTTATTATATGGTCCAAGAAAAAACTCAACAAACTATAATGTAAAAGAAAATACAATTACTTTTAATATGTATCAAAATGCAGTAAATTTATTTAATATGAATAATTTTGATAATTCTGGTCTTGGTTTTAGAATTATAAATATTAAAATGACACTAGACTTAAATAAAAATGAAGCATCATTAAGTCTTATATTTTATCAATCATTTAATTTATACAGATATGGTGTATATATTGGTGTTATGGATACAGAAAATAATACACTTGATGCAGATGGTGAAGGTATCTTTTATATTGATAACTATAATTCTGATACAGCAAAATATCCTACTGCCAAGGTGTCTGGTACATTTTCAAAGGGATTTTTAAAAGCTGGAACAATGGTAGACATTGAATTATATTCAAGTGAAGATGATTTTTATGCAAAAACATATAAAGATGGACTTGATAAAAGTAATGGTGTTATTCAATGTTTAAAACAAATTAAACCAGGATATATTAAAATTCCAAATGATATTGATTTGAATAAAGTTAATTATGATTACTTGGAAACATTGTTTAAAGAATATACTGATAAACAGCAGTCTATAACAAATATAATACAACAACGAAATATTTTACAAGATATTGAAAACGCAACTAACACTAAAAATTATGTAAAGACAGATAATTCACTATCAAATACAAATAATGGTATTATTTGGTTTCAACCTGATTCTAATGGACGGCAATATTTTTATGATGGACCAATTAGAGTTGATACAACTGCTCCAAATATTTTATATGTGTCTCTTAAAAATGGTACTATAAAGCAAGTTATATCTAAGGGACAACCAAAAACTTATATTAAATCTTTATCTAATAGTAATAGCATTAGACAAAATTGGTATGAGTTTGTTTTAAAACCAAAATTATCTAATTATAAGACAATTAATGATTTACCTTTACAATGGACCAATTTTACAACAGATCTAAATATGAATATATTTAATAAAACTGCTATAGCTGGATTATTTACAAAAGAAATATTAGAAAAAATTGGTAAAACAAGTAGTATTGATAATGATATATTTTCTGATAAGGCGCGATTATTAAAAATATTAGAACAATTATATATTGAGTCAATTATTTATCTAAGTGCGTTTATTTTAATAACAAAAAAATACAAGAATATATCGAAAAATCCTCAAATAATAGATATACTAAACACTATATTACAAAAATTAACTAGTGATAATACAAGTAATAGAGACAACAGTAATATTTATGATAGTTTTGTTAGTTTTAATGATAAAATATCAGAAAAATACCTCTTTACACAGCTACCAACTAACAATAAAGAATATGGATCAACACAATCAATTATATTGCCAATTTTAGCATCATTAAGACCTGAAACAGATAAATTATTTGAGCCAATTGATATTAATATTAACACTGAATTAGATACAAATAATAACATTTTGATAAAATTATTAATAATAATAAATAAAAACATAATACTTGTATTATATTTACTAACAATGGTTACAGCTAATTTAGGAGATATGTGTAAAAGTTTATTGCCTAATTATGATCCATTAGTAGTAACACCAATTTATAATTTATTTAAAGATTCATATGATAATATTATTAAAAATTCTGATCCAAATATCAATCCAGGACAAGCATTAGCTATTGAAAATAGTGCTGATAATATTATTAAAAATAATGCAGATGAACTTCTATCAATATTATTAATGATAGGATTATTATTTGATAAACAAAAATATTCAGGACGCGGTGGATATAAAACAAAACGTAAAAGACATAGTCGTAAAACATGGAATACAAAAAAGAAAAATATATTAAAAAATTATAGATTAAATAGAAATAAAAATAGTAATAAAAAATCTAAAAAACATGTTCGTGTTAGTTATAGTCATTTTACAAGAAGAAAATAATATAGATTTTATTATATTCTTATTATATAATATTGTTATTATATAATGAAATTAGAATTAGTCATATTTGGAATAACAGGTTTTCTAATATATAATGCTTATCACGATGGAAAATATAGTAAGGTATTTACTTCTTATAAAAAATATTATAAAATGATTATTATTGGCATTCTAGGAGTATCACTTTATTTATTATTAAAAAGAAATCCAACCCAATCAAAGAAAATGTTGCTTTATACGAATAATTTAATAAAATATATGCCTATTGATAAAAATACAGTGGATATGATTTCACCTATTTTTGATTTTACTAGCAAAGCAGACAATAATTTTATGTCAGGATTAAATGGATTTCAGAACCCAATGTTTAATCAGGATCAAAATATAGGACAAAATTCTAGTATACGACAACGGCTCCAATTATCAGGACAAAAAGCAACAAAGCGTTCTGTTAGTGAGACAAAGAAGAAATATGTTGCTTCTATTCAAGACTGGAAGTGTGGTCATTGTAATAATAAACTAACACATACTTTTGAAGTTGATCATAAAGTCCGATTAGAACATGGTGGTGGTAATGATCCATCAAATTTAGTAGCACTTTGTCGCGAATGCCATGGTCAAAAAACTGCTTCAGAAAATATGTAAAAATTTAATATGAGAATTTATTATGAGAATTTATTATGAGAATTTATTATTATAATAATATTATAGCATTATTATAATAATGAGTGTTAATGAAAATAAATTTCAGGATATTTTACAAAAAATAAAAGACAATATAGATAAAGTTTTAACACCAAGTACTAATACAACTACTCAAAGTAATCCAAATTGTATATCAAGCACAAATTTATTTCCAACTGAAGATCCTGTTATTTTAGATTTAGAAAACAAAATAAAAGGTTACAAAATGTGGCTAATTGGAATAGGTATTTTTATTGCCTTTGTTATCTTAACTAAGATATTTAATCCATTACAACTAACAACTACAATTATTTATATGATAATTTCAACTATTATATTTTTTATATGTCTAACAATGCTAATAAAAATGTTTTTAAATGTAAAAAATGGTATAGCTACTCCTGATGAATCACCAATTACTAGACTTATTTATATTATAGGCGCAGTAAGCACATTTGCTATTGTATTAACTATTATGTTTAGTGATGACTTTAAAAAAAACAAGGCACTATCAATGAATTATTTTATATTATTTGCTGTTTTAGTTCTTACTTGTTTTTCATATATTGTTGTAACTAAAGATGATGATATTGCCAAGCAGAATTTACCCAAAAATCTCCAATTGTTTTACAATGAACGCAGCAAATATACTTCAATGTTTTTATTATTTATCTTGGCTACTGCTATGCTTTATTTTTATGACCCTTGGAACATAATGACTAAATATATAGGTGTATCTACATTTTTAATTGCATCAGTTGGATTAATGATTTTCTTAATGATATTTGTATATCATTATTTTTTTACTCATCCATCCAAATCTGGTCTATATGGCGAAGCACCATCATTTGTTAAATTACTTACAAGAGGAGTCTATATTTTAGGAGCGGTTGGCATTTCTGGGTTATTAATATACAGCGTATTATCATGGATCGGAGCATTTAAACAAGATGCATATACAAGTGATACAATTGGTTCTACATTATTAAATGTAATTATGCTTATTGGAATGCTTGCTATTATATGGAAACTAATAAATGCTGGAGGATATTTAGAAGAAAATCCAGTATTTCGTCTAATCTTACATACAATATTGTATATTCCTTGTTTGGTAGTAAATATTATTGACTATTTAACTGGGCAATATAAACAAACAAAACAGACAGAACTAATGTTATTATTATTAGGATTAGGTATATTTGGAGGTTATTTCTTAATTAAATTCTTTATATACCCATATATGTCAACTAAATATTATGGTCAAGGTGGAAAATCATGGATAAATGAACCAATACCAACAGATAAGCAGACAAGTGTAGCAACATATCAGGACTTAAACGCAAATGTAAAGGTTGACCCAAGTATTGCTGAATATCAATCTGATTTACAAGGATCATCTGAAAAATATAATTATCAATATGCTATGTCATTTTGGTTTTATTTAGATTCATTTGCCAACAGTACAAGTAGCTCAGCAAATAAATTATTAAATATATTATCTTATGGTGAAAACCCATGTGTCAAATATGATATGGCGTCTAATACAATTTATATTACTGTAAAGAATGATGGTGAAGAAAAGATAGCATTACATAACTCTAGAAAATCTAATACAAACAAATCTAGTATGACAGAAGGTTTTACTATTTCTGATATTCGAAATAAAATAGAGGAAATTAAGACAATGCCAATCAATATTGAGCTTGATAATGATGGTAATCGTATTATATATAAACAACCGAATGTCCTTTTGCAAAAATGGAATAATATAATAATTAACTATAAAGGTGGAACTTTAGATATATTTTACAATGGTGAATTAGTAAAATCGGCAATAGAAGTAGTACCATATATGAAATTTGATATGCTTACTGTTGGTTCTGATGATGGTGTTAGTGGAAATGTAGCAAATCTAGTTTATTTTGACAAACCAATTAATTATTTACAAGTTCACACATTATATAACTCATTAAAAAATACTAATCCACCAATAATTCCAGGTTCTAATTCTACAAAAAATATAGTTGAACAAATAATTAGTATTAATTAATAGATAAACTAACAAAATATATTATACATTACATATTTAACAAACTAAACATTAAAGATACAAAAAGTAATTTCTAGGCATATAATATAATTAAATGGAAGCAAAAAATGTGTTATTGTTTGTAATTATATTAGTTTTATTATTTGTCGTTTATGGTTACATTTCAAAGGATGTTAGTACATTAACTGGTCTAACATCTGCTCAAACAATGCAGACTATTAATGCATCTAGTCTAACTGGTTCATCTAGTTCTGGTAATACCTCTAATTTTACATACTCTATTTGGTTCTATATTGATGACTGGAATTATCGTTATGGAGAGGAAAAAGTAGTTTTTGGAAGAATGGTTGCTGGAAGTAAACCCTTACAACCTTGTCCATCTGTTATTTTAGGCGCTCTTGAAAATAATATAATTGTATCACAGACTGTTTTTCCTGGTTTAGATACTACACCTGCTAGTGGTACTACTAGCAATACTACTACACACCGATGTGCTGTTGCCAATATTCCTATTCAAAAATGGGTTAATTTATTAGTTAGCACATATGGTCGTTCAATGGACATTTATATTGATGGTAAACTTGTTAGAACTTGTGTATTACCTGGTGTAGCTAAAATAGATTCAACTGCGCCTGTGTATATTACACCCAATGGCGGCTTCTCTGGCTGGACAGCAAAATTCCAATATTGGGCTGATTCATGCGACCCTCAAACTGCCTGGAATATTTATGAAGCCGGATATGGTGCTAGTATGTTAGGTGATTTGTTTGGTAAATATACAGTTAAGATATCTTTAATGGAAGGTAGTGTTGAAGACAATAGTTTTACACTTTAAGTTTAATTTAAGTAAAGTATTTTGTTATCTTTTTGTTATATAATATATAATATATATAGTATATAGATGAGTGAAATAAATGACAGAATGGGATTTAATTCTGGTGCTCCTACTAATTTAGGTATGGGTCCTGAGACATTTAATAAATTTTCGTCCAATAATTATGTAAATGCTTCCAATGATTTTCTTGAATCCAATAGTTTAGTCGCCAAAGTAGCATTTTTATTGTTAGTTCTTGTTGGATTTATTATATTATTGCGAATTGGAATTGCTATTTTAGGATATTTTTATGGACCATCTGGAACACCTAAGTTAATTAATGGTATGGTTGATGCTAAACAATTAGTTGTTATACCACAAGATCCAAATGCCAGTGGTGCTAAGACTATTACACGCTCTGAAAATGCCAGTGATGGTATTGAGTTTACTTGGTCTACATGGATATTTATTGATGACTTAACATATAATTCAGGACAATACAAGTGTGTATTCTACAAGGGCAATGACTATGCTAGTGGTAATGATAGTCCTGCGGGTCTTAATTTCCCTAATAACGCACCTGGCCTCTATATTGCTCCCAATACAAATGCTTTAGTCGTTTTTATGAATACATATAATGTAATTAATGAAGAGATTGTTATACCAAATATTCCCTTGAATAAATGGATTAATGTTATTATTCGTTGCCAAAACACAACTTTAGATGTATATATTAATGGTACAATTACTAAGAGCCACTCATTAAATGGTGTGCCAAAACAGAATTATGGTAATGTATATGTTGGTATGAATGGTGGATTTTCTGGATATGTTTCTAATTTATGGTATTACAATTATGCACTAGGTGCTACTGAAATAAGTAAATTAGTTACCAGCGGTCCAAATACTAAGATAATTAGCTCTGGTCCTGGTTCTGGAACAGATGCTATTAATTTAAGTAATCCTAATTACTTATCCTTAAGATGGTTTTTCTTTGGTTCCGGTGATCAATTTAATCCTTAAATTATAATAAATTATAATAAAATCAAAGGATATAAATAATATTAATAGTCTTAATATTTTATAATGTAATATATTAAGATGTCTTGTATTAATAGTGAATGTTATTTGCCTCAACCACCACGTGCGTGGTCTAGAGTTCAACGTAGTTGTTCTCAGGAAAATGATACAAATATAAATACAAATTCCAGTTATAATCCACTTGTAAGAGTTCCATATACTAACAAACTTGTTCCAGCATCTAATCTTGGTTATGAAATTGCAATGATAAATAAAGGAAATATATTGCAATATAAAATTAATAGTAGTAATTTGACAAAAAATCAGCGCTATTCTAAAATAGCAAAGGGGCAATGGACTAATCGAACCAAAACTTGGGCCACACAAAATGATAAAGGCTATACTAATCCAAATATTCATAGTTTATTACGTGTAGGTGGTGAAAATGTTACGCTTGCTGGAGTTCCAACTAATTTACCTGTAACTTGCTTTCCTAATTTAATTCCAATATATAATATATTGCCATCGCAAATATCTGGGTCATCTCAAGATCAAACTATACCACCACCTGTTCCACCTACACCCGGTTCAGAAGTTATTGTTCCGCTTGTTCCTGAAACAATTGTTGAACCGATTGTTATCCAAGACTTTGGTAATCTTGTGTGCGGTACAAAAGAAAATGTATGTACTGGTGAAATTATTAGACCTATTAAATTGGATAATTGTCATCCTACAACTGATTCTGATGTTCCTGGACCTATAGAAGATTTATGTTGGAATGATGGAAATCCTACATGGTATCCTAGACAACAATATGTTATGACAAATAGTACTAATAAATGGCCAATAAACTACAAACTATTGACTAGTGCTATAAGACCAGCTACACCAATATTAACTGTAACAGTAACAACTGTATATACATTATCCTGGACAACAACAAATACTTGTTTACCAATTACAAGTTACAATGTTTTTCAAAATAATTTAATTATATCCAATACAACTGAAAATAATTACACTGTGCCTTTAAATGGACTAACAAATTCATTCTATATTGTTGCCTTAAATAATAATATCCAATCGATTGCGTCTAATGTTGTTTCAGTATAAACTTATTTTAACACCATTTATGCTCTCAAATTTGGGTTCATACAAATATCTTGAGACGGGAAAATATCGCCACTCATACATACATCATTTGCCCCTATTTGAGAGCATGTTCTTATATTACGATCTGTTCCAATATAGCACCAACCTGCCTTACCGGTTGATTGAACTGTACTTAATGAATCATCCGGTTGTGGTTCTGAGTATTTTGAAGCATCATTTAAAGCACTATCAAGAGTATCTTGGCGCCATTCACTCATACTACCTGCTTCTTGAATTTGCTGTTGAACAGGCATTGCGTTTTTCTGAGTATTGCTAGTATTACTAGAAGTCATATTTGATCCTTTTACATTTGATCCAGTTGTAGTTGCACCTTTTTCTATAATATCAATAGCTCCAGTAGTTGTACCTGCAACCACGTCAACTCCCGCTTTAGTTCCAGTAGCACTAACATTTACAGTTTGTTTGGTAGTTTCTAAAACACTTATTCCAAATAATTTTAATAATGGCCCAAAATATTTATCAATAAATTCAGCTACAGCACCTGTTCCTTTTGCTAAATATATAAATATATTGAAACCTAATAATGCTAATATTAAAATAATAATTAGCCAAGTTTGCCATGTCATACTACTAGTATCACTACTTACATTAGTATAGTCACTATTAAATGCTGGTCCAGGTTCATATGTATTTGAACTAGGTGAAGACGGTTTACTTGAAAATATGTCACTTAAAGAACTTGTTAGGTCTTTATTACTGGCGGTTATTGTGCTCATTATAATAAAAAAATATAATAATTTTTTATTATAATAACGATTTATAATAAGGTTATAAGAAGTTTATAACAAGTTTATAAATTAAATTATAATTTATTTAAAAGTCAATAAATAAGTAAATTGGTTCAAATGTCCTAAAATCTCATCACGAACATTCATTAAATCAGTATTTATATTGGATTTAAGATTGGGATCATTATCCATATTAATTAAAAATGTTTTATATAATTCGACCTCTTTTTTGAAGCCACTTAGATCAGTATAATCTAACAAAGGTATACTTTTAGTTCCAGTTAGATTTACTCTAGTTCCATTTTTTCCTAACATTATTTCAACAAATGAGTCAATAGAGCTGTTTAATTCAGAATATAACTCATCGGTTGCCTTGTGTTGAGAATAACTAGTTGTTTTCCAATGATATAATTTTACAGTATTTAACATTTGTAAAAACATTGTAACAATATGTTGATGTGAATATGTTTTTGAGGTGCGTGAACGACGTGTCTTGTTCATTTTGTTAGTTCTTATTGATTTTGTATTACGCATTTATATATTATATTTATAATATAATTTATATATTATTAGATTTTAAAGTCTTGGTGTGTATTGTTCACCTAAACTACTCATTAATTCTAATTTCTCGATTGTCTTCTCCAAATTAGATGCCTTTGTATTTTGATATAAATAATCTGTTCCCGGTGAATGTTCATTTTTCTTAATCTGTTTATAAATTTTGTGTATATTTTGCGTTATTACTGATATTTTTGCCTTATCCTTAACAATCTCTTCCTCTACAGAAAATGGCTCAGTAAATACTTCTATAATAAAATACATAAGCGGGCGTCGTTTTTTATGACATCCTGGCCTGTATCTTAAACAAAATATATTTAACGCGCTATTTACAATGCGCTGGATTAATGTACTGCGTTTTGATGCCTCTTCAAGAAATACATCCCATATTATCCATATTATATCCATTTGGCATTTTGTATCAACATTAGCAAACTCTCGACGCTCACAATTACATTTCTCTTTTTTCTGCTTACAAATAGTTTCAAATTCAATAATCCATTCCATCCAATAGCATGCATTCATACTATTTTTTCCTGTTTCTGATAAATTATAGGCAAATTCATTTACCGCAATAAATAACTCTTTTGGATCATCTTTTAGAAAAATAGCATTAGCAAATTCTACATTTGGTGCTTTAAAACGCTCTGTCATGTGCGTTAAGTCAAAATCCTCTTTTTTAACTTTTACATCAGCATAACAATGTCGTCGTTTTGCCTCACATAACACACACATTACTTCGCAAAATAGGCGGCGCATTTTGTCACTATTCCTTAATCTTAATTCTTGTTCATTAAATCCATTATTTACAATATCTTTAAAATGAGAAATACGTAGATCTAAATATGTTACTAATTTTGGATTACCAATATGAATATGTTTTGTATAAAACCCAATAATAGTATCCCATAAGTCAGAATAATGACCTGCACAAATAAGCTCAGCGCTCCAATAACATGCCGGTTCTATTTTAGCCTTCTGTAAACTTGTTATTAATTCCTTTTTAACATCACTTTTTTTAAATTCAGAAAATGTAACACCTTTGAAGTGTTTTTGTTCTCTAATATCATTTATTTCATTGTCATTCATATTTTTGTTATACAATAGGAAAAAAATAAGGCAAAGTTTACTTGTAGAACTTTAACTAGTTAAAAAATAATTTAAAAAGTGATATAAAAAAAGGGTATGGTCCCTTGATATTAGATTAATTAAATAATAATAATATATATACTTTATTTTATATCTCTATACTAGTTCTTCTTTTGTTATCTTTTCCAGTTATAATATTCTTTGCTATAGTATTAGTAGTAAGAGAAGGGGTCAATAAATAGCCCTTGTTTCCAGTCTTCGCGCATCCGTTTTTCTCTGATGATATGGGCTTTTATTTTATTCTCAAGCTCAAGTTTTAAAAGGCAAATTTCAGGATCATTATTAATCTGCTGTTCCACATCGATCTCAGCTTGTCTCTTCTGCTCAGCCACTATCTTAGGCTGATTCTTATATTTAGCCTCCATATACGCCTTATCCGCAGCAGTAGGAGTACCAGCCTTAATTCTCTTAGCTCTCAATCTAGCGGATACTCTGGTGGTTTCAATATATGTATTATTCTCGGCAATAGGAGTACTGAAATCTTTTAAATGTTTGGTATTCTGTTTTTCTCTGAAGACTTTTATCGCATTTTCGAGATGACGTCTCAAAAAGATAATTTCAGGATCATTATTAACCCAATTCTCAATCATTATCTCATCCTGTCTCTTCTTTTCCGCCTCGATTTGTGTCTGTCTCTTCTTTTCCATCTCTATATACGCCTTATCCGCGGCAGTAGGATTGTGTTCATTAATTCTCTTAGCTCTCAATCTAGCAGATACTCTAGTGGTTTCCATTCTTTTATTGTCTTTACTTTTGATTTTAATTTTGCTTTAACTTTTTATATTAAACTTATTAAAATAATTTTTTAAGATAAAAATAATTTCAATTTTTTTGAAAACTTAATAAAAATGAAAAAAATAAAATAGTATAAAGCTTATAAAACATAATAATTAAATTATGATTATTGGTCTTTGTGGTGCTCAAGGAGTTGGAAAAGATACTGTTGGTAATCTTCTTGTATCTGAATATGGATTTACTAAGCTCACATTTGCAACAGCTCTAAAAGATGTTATAAGTATTTTATTTTCCTGGCCAAGAGATTTATTAGAAGGGATTACGCCCGAGTCACGAGTATGGAGAGAAACTATAGATGATTTCTGGTCTAAAAAAACTGGGATCAAAAATTTTACACCCAGAAAGGCACTTCAGTTTATTGGAACTGATTTATTAAGAAAACAATTTTACAATGATATTTGGGTAAATATTGTAGAAAATAAAATTAATGAATTACGCTTATATGATCCAAAAATAAATATTGTAATTACCGATTGTCGCTTTATAAATGAATTTAATATGATTAAAAATTTTTCTAATTCACATATTTTAAATATTAAACGCAGTAATATTATTGAAACAAATACTTTACATTCTAGTGAAATTGATTGGACCAATTATGAGTTTGACAGAATTTTATATAATGATGGAACTATAGATGATTTAAAAATAATACTAAAATCCGTATTAGATGAAAATGTATAAAAATAATTTATATATAATTTATATAAAGACATATGACAAACTTTATTGGAAACCAATTAAAACAATTTACAAATACATATAGTAATTTTTCTACTTGGGGTAAAGTATTATTTTTTGCTTCACTATTGATTATATGTATATTTCTATTGTCTGGGTTTAATAAAATGAAAGAAGGATTTGAACAATCTGATAAATTTTTATTTAAAACTGGAAATGATGTTTATGATGATTTTTATGCCGATATCTATGACTATTTAGTGTTTAGCAATCAAAAAGATGAATATGAAGTTGGTGAAATTGTTAACAAAACTACTCCAACTAGTGAAAGTCGTATTTTAGATGTTGGCTCTGGAACAGGCCACCATGTTGCTGGATTAGCATCTCGTGGATTAAATGTTCTAGGTATTGATATTTCACCATCTATGGTTAAAAAGGCTAAGCACGAGTATCCTCAATATAAGTTTGAAGTTGGTGATGCAACTAACTCTGGGGAATTTGGACCTAACTCATTTACACATATAATGTGTATGTATTTTACTATTTATTATATTCAAGATAAGGTTCAGTTCTTTAGAAATGCAATGAAATGGTTGCGCCCTGGTGGTTACTTAATATTACACTTAGTGGATAGAGACAATTTTGATCCTATTTTACCTCCTGGTAACCCATTATTATATGTGTCACCTCAGCGTTATGCCCCTCAACGTATTACATCTACTAAGGTTAAATTTAATGATTTTAGATATAGTGCCGATTTTAAACTTAATCAGAATACAAATATTGCAACTTTTGAAGAAAAATTTAAAAATGATACTGACGGCAAAGTGCGTAAAAATGAGCATATTATGTATATGCCAAAATTGGAAAATATTGTAGCTGATGCTCAACAACAAGGTTTTATTTTGGACAGCAAAGTAGATTTATTGAATGTTCAATATGAATACCAATATTTGTATTTTTTTGTAAAACCAGAATAAATATTGTAAATAAATAAAATTGAATTTTAAATTTTATTTATAAATAATTGTATAATAACTATAAAATGTCACAAAACGGAATTTATTTTAATAATAATATTAGGAGAATGTTAGATCCTGAAAATGACAATGGAACATATTTTACACCACTAACAATTCGATTTAAATTAGTTTATACAACATCTATTCGATTTTATACAGTTTGTCCTAATTGGACAACACGAGAACTATATACCTTTATTAGACCTTATGTTAGTATTGATTTTGGATTAGAAAATTTTGATATTGTGCTAGCAGGACAATCTGAAAGTGAAGAAGCTGAAGCATTACGTGTATCGAGTAATATAAGGATAAGTCATATTATGTCCGGATTAAATGGAGAAACCATGTATATTCGACCTCGATAAATCTTATTCCTTTTCCAAACCGGCACTTACTCGGCGCTCATGTCTCTCAACTTTTCTTTCTTCCTTATATTGTGTTTGCTTCATATCAGCCTTTGCAATGTCTTCTTCACATGAAGCATATGTTTTTTCTCTGGAGAATTTATTACCAGACTTTTTCTTTCCAAATTTACTTTCCTTATTGTCTTTATTATTCATATTTTATATTTATAACACACAAAATATTTAAATAGTTTTTATAATTAGATTTTTTTTAAATAGGTTTTTAAAATAGATTTTTGTAAAAAAAAATAAAAAAAAATATTATATTTTTGAAAAATGAAGAAAAGTGTTTCTAAAAAGTAAAAAGGGAATCAAAAATTGGACATTTATAAATGTCCAAAATTGAAAACCCAAAAAAAGTTTTGAAAAAAGGGTCATTTTTCACTTTTTGACCATAAGCATCACAATTATTTTTTTTGTGTGAAAAATTTGTGATGATAAATTTTTCTATTTTTTACCGAAAGTTTAGGCGCTTTTTTGTGTCAGTATAATTTATACTGACAATGACTGACAATTTCGCGCCAAATTGCGCCGATATAAAATATTGTAAAAAATGTGACTATAAATGCTCTAAAATTAGTGACTGGAAGAGACATATTTTAACACGTAAACATCAAAATACTGACAAAATGTTGACAAATGTTGACAAAAAAAGCGCCGAAAGCGCCGAAAATAAAATATTGGTTTGTGATTGTGGTAAACAATATAAACATAGACAGAGCTTATTTGTACACAGAAAAAAGTGTAAAACATTTATAATTTCGGAAAAAGAAAAAGAAAAAGAAAAAGAAAAAGAAAAAGAAATTAATTCAACATATGAATTAAATACAAATGAAAATCTAATACAATATTTATTAAAAGAGAACTCTGATTTTAAAAATTTAATTATGGAGCTAGTTAAAAAGGATTTTATAAATAATAATACAACTAACAATGTAAATTCACATAATAATAATTCATTTTGTTTAAATGTATTTCTGAATGACACATGTAAAGGTGCAATGAATATGAGTGAATTTGTTGATACAATTGCAATACAAATGTCTGATTTAGAGAATTTTGCACATATGAATTATGCTGATGGTGTTTCTAAAATATTATTAAAAAATCTGAATAATTTGGAGACAACACAGCGACCTATACATTGCAGTGATTTAAAACGTGAAACTGTATATATTAAAGAAAATGATTGCTGGACAAAGGAAACTGATGATAAACCCAATTTAAAAAATGCGATCAAACAAATTGCTTTTAAAAATATAAAGCATATTAATGAATGGGTAAAAGAAAATCCTGGGTGTCGTGATCCAACAACAAAACAAAATGTGAAATATAATAAGATTGTTATGAATTCAATGTCAGGTGGTACAGTAGAAGAACAACAAGATAATATAGAGAAAATTGTGAAAAATGTTACAAAGGCTGTCACGATTGATAAGTATTCTTTGAAATAAAATTAATTTTTAAAAATAAAAATATTGCTTAATTTTTGTTGCTTAATTATGACAACGGTTGACAACAAAATTAAGCAAAAAAACTAGCAATAAATATTATTGTAAAAATTATCACTATAGAACTAGTAGAAAAAACAACAAGAACATACATTTGTTAACTGCTGAAAATAAAAAACAACGACTTACAACATGTTGTTAGTTAAAAACAACAAAAACTAGCAATATTTATTTTACACTTTTGCACATTTAAATTGCCATTCTATTTATAAATTTAATCTAACAAGCATTAAATATTTTCCCATTAAATTATTTCCATACAAAACACCATCATCAATTAACCCTGACCAAAATGGTATATTATTTTGTAAGCTCATTCTTTTAGCCCCTCTATCAAATTCCAATAAATATTTATTTTCTGTATTTTTTAATATATTTTTAAACTCAATTATATTAAATTTTAAAGTTAATAGTTCAAGCCATAATTTATTTGTTGATTCAAAATTTACATCTCTAATTAGTCCAAGTTTTGTTTCATTTTTATTACTTGTTGCGGTTTTAGCAATAATTCCAATATTTTCTTTCTTCATCCAAAAGTTTTTCTTTTTTTCCCATTCATTTCCAAAAAGCAATTTAAAACCACTATCTATATTACCTATATCGCCTTCAATGCTAAATCTAATTCGTTGTTCTTTAATATATTTTTGCGCTTGAAATGCGTGTTCTGTTGAATAAAACATTAACCCATCATATTCAATACCATCTTTTATTAAAGCAAAATTTGATAATTTATGAAAAGGTTTTGTTGCCGACGAATAAAATTTTATAACTTCTTCATTAACTATGTATTCTCGAAACATCATTTTATAATTGTTTTAGTTTAATACTATCCTCTTATATTAAAGTTATTTCAATTTTTAAAAATTTGCATTTTAAATGTTTAATAATTGTAATAGTCGGTGTTTGTTAGTTTCATCATTTATAGTTTTATAATTAAACATAAAAGGAGTTAACCATTTACTTTTATGATGTAAAATATCATTAATAGTAATTTTAAAATTTGTTTTTGGCTTATTATTTCCAACAATATTCTTACTAATTAAATTTTGCTCTGGAATAACAAAAAACGTTTCCTTATTATCACAATTTATCCAGTAAAAATCATTATCTCCAATATCATATTGTATTTGATTTGGTTTTTTATTAATTTTTCCCTTATTTTTACAAAGACAAATTATACATTCACCATTTATTTTATTAATAGTTACAACTTTTTCTTGAATTTTTAAATTATTAATTTTAAAATCATAAACAGTAGCTTCCATTTCGTCATAATCAAATTTAATAAAATTAATTATATCTTCACGATATTTTCTAAATATTTGTTCACGTTGTTGATAAATATTTGTTGGTGTATTAATTATATCAAAATTAAACTTAGTTGTAATATTATATAATTCATTTAATTTATGTATAATAGTATTTTCATTAACACTATAACAATCATATTTTGATTTATTATAACCAATACTTATTTTTTTCTGTTCTCCAATAATATTTTCTGGAATTAACCATAGTTTATTATCTTGAATACAATATAATAAAATTAAACAGTTTTTGTAAACATTATTTATATGAAAACTGTATGTTAAATGTCTATTATTTGCTGTTTTAACTTGAATTCCTACCCAATTATCTAGTAATATATTATTGGGTTTAAATATTAGATCAATATTACAACCATCAAATGCCTTTATTATATTAAATTCGTGTTTAACTAATTCTTGAAATTCTTTTATAAATTTAAACTCTTGTTCTATATTACAAATTTTTGACATTTCATTATTATCCATTTTAATTTTTTTATTTTTACAAGTTTCTTTATTTTTACAACTTGGACAAATAACACCGGTATTTCTTGATTTAAAAACATTATAAAATACAGTATGATTATGTCCACAAGATGCAATATAATTAAGTTTATAATTACATTTTTTGCTAATTTCAAGAATTTTGTTATGTTCTTCTTTGGTTGTTATTAACTGACAATTTCGTT